CTCGACAGTTCTATAAAAGACAGAACATTTCAAGTGAGTCAACGCCTGTTATCCGATAAATCTGAAGTCGACACGTTAACTACTGATAATGCCTATGACGATAAATCTAAAGTCAACGTGGGATTTAATAAAATCATAAGACAGGCTGATACACGTATGCAAGATTCATTAAATCTTGATATGACTGTCGTAGGTGACCCAGACTGGCTAATGTCCTCAGCTATTATTGTGACTGGTAGAAAACACCCAATTATTTCTAAATATATCGAATTGGAAGGATTGGTAACAGATAATATTAAATTTAATAAGCCATTGCTGGAAAATGTAGTCCCTGATATTACATCCACTGTCTCAGATCTAAACATAGATTTAAGCACAAGCATGGATGTAAAACATATGACATTTTCCAATTTTATACCAGATACATCTTCGATTGCCCCATACACTGGTGATAATTCTAACCATAGATTCGATTCAATAGTAAGTGGGGTGTACAAAGTAAATATAGTAAGCAGTAAATTGTCATCTGGTAGATTCACTCAAGACTTGGCCGGCTATCGTGATACCTCGGTAAGTTCTATTATAGTTAGGCAATTAATTGTAAATAACCCAAAAAACAAATAAATTATGCCACGACAACGAAAAAACACCGCCCCATTAACTAGTACAGCAGTTACTGAAAGATTAAGCAACATTCAAGGAAACTATATAGGACAGGTTACTAATAATCAAGACAGTACCTATATGGGAAGAGTACATGTACATGTTCCATTGTTGGGTGATAAAAATACTAATTTTATATGTCTGATGTGCGCTCCATTTGGCGGAGCACAGTCAGTAAATCCAGATAGCCCGAGTGAAATAGCTGAACAAGACAAGAATATATGCAATGCTCCAAAAAGTTACGGAATGTGGACACAGCCACCAGAGCCAGGAACTCGAGTGTTAGTTTCATTTGTTCCAGAAATGGAACAAGGATTTGTTATTGGTGTAATCAATAATGTAGAGTTAAATCATATGATGGGCGGCAGGGCGAGTCACCACAATCCAGACAAATCAGATAACCAGCCACCGTTTACGCCAACATCAGAAGTAAAGGCACAAGGGTTCAATAATACAAAGGTAACGGATACGGAATTTGCTAACACATTAAAAACACAGGGACTTGATGCAGACTTCACCCGCGGCCATAGTTTTTCAAGTGCACGCCGAGAAACCCCTAGTAGGGTATTTGGAATTACTACCCGCGATGGTCATGTATTAACAATGGACGATGGCGACGTTGCTGGACAACATGCTAATATTCGACTGCGTAGTAGAAAAGGTGCCCAAATCCTAATTGATGATACTAATGAATTCATATTCATCAACAATCATAATGGTGATAGTTGGATAGAGATGGACAAAGATGGCAACATAGATATTTACAGCAAAGGGTCAGTAAGTGTGCATGCCGAAAAGGATTATAATATTCACGCGAATGGGAATGTTAACATTCAAGCTAATGAAGGCGTTAATATAAAATCTACTGGTCTAGAAGGAATAAAAATAGAATCATCGATCGGTAACATAGACATATATTCAGGCGATACCATTAATACTGAAGCATGGAGTAGTTATAACGTAACCGCTGACCATTATAAAGAAACCGCAGTTAGAATTGATATGAATGGACCAGTAGCCGACAAGGCAACTAAGGCACAAATAAATCAGTTGGTGAATAACACTAATATATTAACAAGTATCTCTAACCGTGTTCCAGAAAAACATCCATGGAATGGGCCTATAGCAAAGCAGACTACATGTAATATAAGCGTTGAAGGAAAATCATAATGCCACAATTTTTTATCAATAATACTATCGTTACAGAAAAGAATTTAATTGAGTTTGATTTATTCACGGTACAGGATGATAATGTGGTGAACAACTTAAAGCCGATATCTAATTTAGAGTGCAGTGATAATTTGATATCTTATTTAACCACCGCCATAGGATGGTCAGGCTATACGGTCAAATTATCAGATATTCCTAACAATATAGGATATAATAATATTAGTAAAGAAAATATTACCGGTCCTGGCCTAACGGAAAGTGAAGGCTATTCAATATGGATAGCATCATTAAAATCTAAAGAAAAGAAAATTAAGAAATTAATTCCATTAGATGTGATTTCACAATCACAGTACGACGCACTTTTAAGTCTATATTATTGGACAGATGACATAAAACACATAGGCACTGGCCTAAATAGAATCAGTATATATGATTACATCAAAGAAAGAAAATGGGATTATATTGCTACCGCAATGATTTTAACAAATAACCAAAGACATATACGACAGGTGGAAGCATCAATGCTTATGTTGGCAGACTATGGTAGACAAACAACAAGACAGTCTATTAGAAATCAAGGCTTACAGAATATAAGAAAACACCACCAAACAATGGACACCCAACAGAAGCAACAGGCTGAATATGTGTACTATATAGAAACATCTAGATTCCTACCCAATCTGTCATTAAGTAGACAGCGACAGTTGGTTAACCAAAAAAAAACAAATAGTAATTAGTAAAATCTTCAGGAATTAAATACTCAGTTTATTCCAAGCATAAATATCAGTATGAATAATCGAATTGTCGGATACAGCTCCGGAGAAAATGGAAAGCAACAGGTTTTAAGTGATCTAGATCTTGCCAAACAGGATCTAAAAAATCATTTTGGAATACGTAAGGGTGAAAAATGGACAAATCCAGAATTTGGAAGTAACTTGCCATATTATGTATTTCAACCACTTGATGACGCAACAATATCGTTAATAGATGAAGACGTGTTATCGGTTGTCAATTATGATCCCAGATTTAGACTAGACGATAACGCTTTAGATGTAGATAAAGATGGTCACGAAGTTGTTGTAAGTATACGTCTTGTATATTTGCCAACAACCACGCCTACTGAATTAATACTAAAATTTAATCGTGAAGAATTTTAACTAACATAAAATAAAATATATTATGCCACAACTTATAAGACAAAATAAACTATTCGCAGCCGAAAGCTATGATGTTGTTTATGAGAGTTACACACATGCTGATATGAAATCATACGACTATGACACTATACGAACGTCTATGGTAACATATATTAGCAATAATTATCCAGAAGATTATAACGATTGGGTTGAAAGTTCCGAGTTCGTGGCACTTTTAGATGTCATAGCACAATTTGGTCACAACCTTGCTTATCGCGTAGAACTTAATAGCAGGAACAACTTTTTAAGTACTGCAGTACGTCAAGATGCGATACATAAACTTTCTGAATTCTTAGGATATAAGCCGCGAAGAAATATTACATCTGAGGGCAAGTTAAAAATAATATCAATTAGAACAAACGAATCTATAATAGGAAATGATGGATTAAATCTGGCAGGTCAAGAAATTTTATTTGAAGACACTACTAACAGTGGAAACATAGATAATTTTATTAGCGTAATAAATGCTACATTATCTAGATTGACACAGTTCGGTAGTCCACATAAGCAAAATATTATAAATGGATCAACAGTCCAATTCTATAATATGAATAACGTATCCGGACAAAATACGATTGATGTATCAGGTTTAGTGCTTGGTGAATCTGAATCATTTGAAATTCTAAACATTGATTATGATTCAGACAATAATTCAATTATTGAAAAGACACCAAATCCAGAAAGTCAGTTTTCATTAATCTACACTAATGATGGAGCAGGCGTTACAAGTAATGGCACTGGCTTTTTTGTTGGATTAAAGCAAGGAACATTACAATACAAAGACTTTGTAATTAATAATCCTAAAGATAGTATGTCATTAGATATACCTAGTACAAATATTAACAACACTGATGTGTGGGTGCAAACAATAGATAACCAAGGAAACATATTGAAAACATGGACTCCTGTATCTACAGCAACCGGAAGTAGCACAGTGTATAATACGTTAGGCAAAGGACTGCGTGATATCTACTCTATCCAAACATTAAAAAATAACAGTATTAGTATTGTATTTCCTGATGGTGAGTTTGGTAATTTGCCTAATGGAACTATACGGGTATGGTTTAGAACTAGTTTAAATCAATCGTACAATCTACGCCCGTCGGACATGGGAACATCGATTGTAACTATTGATTATGTTGGCGGAGATAACAATGTATATACTGTTACTCTAAAAGTACAATTACGTGAAAGTATAATTAATAGTAGCAGTAGTGAAAGCTTGCTTGAAATTAAGAAAAATGCGCCACTGGTTTATGCTACACAGGATAGAATGATTACTGCGAGAGACTATAATGTATTCTTAGCAAAAGAAAGCAGCAATGTATTAAAGATCAAAAGTGTCAATAGAACACATAGTGGACACAGTAGATATAATAAATTTAATGATCCGACCGGCACATATTCGAATCTTCAATTATTTGGGAGAGATGGCACATTATCAAAAGAGAGACGAGTTAAGAAGTCGCTTATATCAAAAATAAATTCAGCCAATTTAGTAAGAAACTATATATCGCCTATATTATCAGATAGTGAAGTTTTAAACTTCTATTATAGTACTACAACACCAACACAGATATCAGATGTAATTAAATGGAGGAACAGTGGATATACTGGTACATCCTCGGAGCCAATTAGTACAGGAGCATTTTTCGATATTGACAATATAGTAATTACAGTCGGTGAAGAAACATCGCCGCTATTATCCAACATACGTGTTGGTTCATTTGTTAAGTTTGACAACGCTGGTACTACCCATTGGGCTAGTGTTGGTAAAATATATAAACATGGACTTGGTGTTGATGACGCGGCAGGAATAGCAACGGGCACTACACCAACAGGACATGGAGCAGTAACGTTAGATCGCGATATACCAGCAAACTCTACAGTAATAGCAATATACCCACCATTTCCTAGACAATTCACAAACACCACGGTATCCGATTTGGTATCGGCATTAGATCTAAAACAAACATTTAATTTAACATACAATAAAGATTCATCCATATGGAATATAATGTTTGATGTCGACACTAATCCAGAAGATACAAATAATTATCCTGACGTTCTTACAGATTTAGATTGGATGATATATGTTGAGTATGACACATCTACGGATGGCCATACTGTTTATCATCGTACACTTAGGTATGAATTTGGAAGTGATAAAACATTCTTCTCAAATATTACTAATGAATATAGACTAGATGAGGATACTAACAAAAAGAAACGAGATACTATTGATATACTAAGTACAGACGGTAACACAAGTCAAACTTTATTTGTATATGGTCATCCATTAGATCAAACAGGTACAACTATTGATCATAAAGTAATAGTAGTATTAGGAGATTATAATAGTGATAATCGCACTGATAATCCTGAAATGTTTGATGATATATTTGGATACGCATCTGCGTTATCTGATCTTAGATTTGAATGGGAACATATACCATATACAAATGAATTAATTGATCCAAGCTTTACTAATATTATAGATGTGTTTATGTTGACAACCAATTATGATGAAGATTATCGAAATTATATGGCTGATGCAACTGGAACAGTAATAGAACCATTACCACCTACTATCAGTGAGTTGAATCAACAATTCAACCAAGTAAGTGATAAAAAAGCAATGAGTGATAAAATCATTTATCGACCTGTAATATATAGACCATTGTTTGGACCAAAAGCAAAAGAAGAATTACGTGCTAAAGTAAAAGTAGTTAAAATTAAAACCAGCAATGTTACTGATAGTGAATTGAAATTTAAAATAGTAAATGCTGTACAAGAATTCTTCCTATTAGATAATTGGGATTTTGGAGAAACATTTTATTTTACTGAACTAGCTAGTTATGTACATTCTCAACTACCTGGAATTGTTGGAAGTATTGTTATTGTCCCACAAAGTTCAGGAAGTATATTTGGAGATTTATTCCAAGTATCATTGAATGATGATGAACTCTTTATATCAGACTTAGACGCAAACGATATTGATATCGTTGAAGATATGTATCAAGAAACAATTTATACGAAATAATAACTTATAATTAAATTATGCCTGAAAACTATAAACCTAACGGATCTAACTCGGAAATAAGTAAAACACGAGTAGGAAGTAAACAAACTAAACAAGTAAGAAGTTCATCCTTTTTACCTGAAATATTCAATACTACATTAAACAAAAAGCTACTTGATAGTACATTTGATCAGCTGCTCCACAAAGGAGAGTTAGAAAATATATCAGCATACATTGGATCAACTAAGGGCAAGCATAGAAATGATAAGGATATTTACACTTCTAACGATACTCAACAACTTGTGCCAGGGGTAGTGTCAACTGACACTGATGGTAATATTGAAAATCTAATTACGTTTAAAGATATTGTTAAAAAGACAAATAATAGATTTGATAGCTTTAATTATGCCGGAGCATATGCTTCAAATTCTAAGACATTTCTACCACCAATCAATATTGATAAGTTTAGAAATCATACATCTTATTATTGGGTGCCTGAGGTAACTGGTGGGTCTACCAATGAGAATGATGTTGTTTTTGAAAAAGATTATATTCTTATAGAACAAGATGGAACTACAGCTTGGTCAACTGATAATCATTGGTATCATATTTCAGATACGGCAATTCAATATCAAACGACCAATAGACAGGCAAAAAGACCTATTATTGAATTTGATAAAGATCTTGAACTAATCACAGGATTAGAAAAGGACTCAACAAACCAACCTCCACTGTTTATGTTGTATGACACAGACGGTATCGCATTAAATAATACTACCTACGATACTCCAGATTTTACTGGTTCAAAGATAATAGGATACAAAGAGTCTGATGTATATGTAGATTCGGTGTTAGGGTTACCTGTTGCGTATAGCGACAATGCGTTTGGTGGTAATATAATATTTGAGAATTTCTTAGAAACTACAAAATATCATTACGTTGATTCTGATGAAAACACGGTTGAAATAACAGGACAATATTATTATAAGAAAGGTACTAACCTAACAACAAATTATCAATATAACAAATCACAAAATATTACATCTGACAGTAAACAAATTATCGTAGATGATTTATCAACTGATGTACAATTTGATGTACCAGGGGCTGTTTGGAGGAACGAGAAGGAACATTATCTAGTAACAGAAAACGGTAAACAACGCCTTGTAGAATTAAACAAAGATATCGGACACTATACATTTATAGATAGTTTCCCGACGGGAATCGTATTAGAATCTAACACAACCCATACTATACATAATTTTGTAGCAGGCACTGAACTTAGAGTATGGCGATTTGATGATGACTTTAACACTCCAATTTCAGATGCATCTGGAACATTTGATGTTCCGAGTGATATTCAAACGTTATCTTTTGGATTTGCTGGTACTATTATTGGTACCATATTCATTCAGAGTAGTCAAGAGATTGATAATGCCAGCCATAAATTATATCTAAATGGAACTCCTATTGATGCGACTAACTATTATATTAATGATGTCATTACTGTAAATCCAGAAATTCTACAAATAGGAGATGTGTTAGATTTAGAATATCAAAATAATGTTGGATTTAATGTAACTGATATCCCAGAAATTATAGTAACAAACACATTGGGAACTAAACTAACAGAATTTACAATCGCAGATACACTATCTCATTGGGATAGTTTATTGGAAGGCACATGTACAGGAACAAATATAAGCGGTGGGGATATACGTATATTTGATAATAATATATTGTATAATGCAATTTCTGAATCACATGATCATTTGGATGTACATCAAGTCTTGGATACGACAGCAACTGATTGGATGGCATTTAAAGGAAGATTCATCAGCCAAGTTAAACGTAATTGGATGATATCAACGAATAGTAATATTACAGATTTAGTTGATATAATATTGAATGATCTAACCTTAATTAAAGAAGGAATAGAATTATATAATAATGAAAATATGATAACGGGAGTGAAACATATACCGGACAGTATTGCTTCCCTAGGAATTACAAATTTATATATGCCACAAAGAGATAATGATAATATTATAGGACATGATGGTGATGTGTATCATATGGCGCCAGATGCTAATATTGTGGATATGAATACATCAAACTATGATGTAGTCGCTGCTGCGTTATTGGAATTAGAAAGTAGAATTTATAATAACGTTAGCACCAGAGCTAATATCACGGTAGCACAGTACATGCCATCTCCATACATTTCTACATGGTACTCAATTACTGACGTAAATGATTACTTATACCAGAATTTTGCATCATGGCAACCGATTGCTAATATAACAAAGTTAGGCGCCCCAGATGTATCGGATATTGACGGATGGACGTGGAATTATTCAAGCCTAGATGTTAATGGATATAGTATTCCTGGACATTGGAGCGGCATATACATAACCCTATTTGGTACAGATACACCGCACCTAACACCATGGCATATGTTGGGCTTTTCAATAAAACCAACATGGTGGGACACTTACTATAGTTGGACGGATTTAACAAAACGAAGTGCTTTAATTTTATCACTCGCTCGTGGAGTTACAAGCGTTCCCGGAGAAGCAGAAACTATTAATCTGCTGTATGCTCGAGACTGGGACTTCGATACTAACACTCCTGTAGATATCCAGGGCGACCTAATATCACCAAAAGAGCTGTTAGCTGTATACGGAAGCGACACGATGGGTTCTGAAAAGTTTAATCCATTTAAGTTTGGAGATCATGGTCCAGTTGAAACTAAATGGAGAAAGTCATCATTTGGTCAAGCAAGTTTAATTAACTGTATATCTAAAATTATACCATCAACAGTTTGGAATATTTTAGAACCTGGAGTAATACAGGCGCAAGAGAATTTTATACTTAAAAATAGATATGACACTGACATTTCACAGATATATAATAATATTGAGACACGGTTAATACACTGTCTTTATGGGTTTACAAGCAGTGACTTGATAAAACTTTACACTGAAAGCGGAGCTAATGGTGAATTTAGATTAAGTAGTAACGACTACAATATACATATGTCAAAAGGTGCGCCAAATGAGTTAATTACCGCGTCAGCGGTTGTAATAGTAAAGCTAGCCAGTGGGTACCAAATATTTGGACAATCACCAAATAAACAACAATTCGAATTCAATGAGCAATACGCTACCGCAGGCTCCAAATTTGAAATTGTTGAGATAGGAAATACGTCCGTTCGAAAATATTCTAAATTTTATAGTCGTCCTAGTGTATTGGAATTTGGTAGCATTTTAAACAAAGCACAAGATGTATATAATTTTTTAAGAGGATATGTTTATAGACTTAATAATGTTGGTTTCTCATCAGATAAATTAAATAGAAACTATTCTAATAATTTTGTACAATGGATGGTAACTGCTGATATTAAGCATAGCTTGACTTTATCACTTGGTAATGATATTGTGTATAAACCACAACACGGATCGGTAGTTGAATTTAATACATTACCAAATAACAAAAACGGAATCTACGATATTGCTGGTAATAAAATACCAACAACCTTACTAGATATTTCAAGACTTGATGGCAATATACAAATAAAAGTTTCAGATCAAACTAAGATTGGAAGTATATCTACTGCTACTATAGATTATCAACATGCTATTGTTTTTGATAATCATACAATGTTTAATGATATTATACATGATGATATCGTTGGAATTAGGCATCAAAGATTCAAACTGATAGGACAAAAAACTATTAATTGGGATGGTAGACAACAGGCTCCTGGATTTTTAATATCTGGAGACCATATAATACAAAACTTTGATACTAGTGTTGGTGCTATTTCTGATTTTTATGACCTATCAGTATCTAAATTAAAGAATAGCCAAAATATGGCTGAAAGATATACAGTTGGAGAATCATCTTCCCAATGGAGTGCTGATCAACAATTAACCAACAATACACTTTCTAAGTTTCACAGAGGTATGATAAGACACAAAGGTACTGCACATGCAGTTACACAATTAGATAGAAGTGGATTGTTGATGGGATTAGATGGTAGCTCAATAAAGGTTAATGAGTCATGGATGTTTAGACAAGGAAAGTTAGGCATTGATGATTCAAATCGCACTGAGATAGAATTACGGCAGCATGAAATCAAGAACAAGAACCAAATAATATATTTCAATCCAACAACATCAGCAAGCACTTATCAAACTGAGAGTTCTAAGTGTAATGTAATAGATATTAGGAAAGACGATATTTTAGACACTGATAATCGATATGTACATTACATTGATAATTTATTATTTGATACTGAATTGTTTGGCAATGGTATTAACAATAATTTAAAATTATATACAGCGGGTGAAGTACTTGAGAATGAGACTACAGAAGCTATTTTTAGCCTAGAAGATATTGGAGATGTGTTTGATGCTAGTGCTGAATATGCAAATACACCTACTTGGAATAATACAATAAGTTATAAGGATGGTGACCTCGTTAGACATCAAGGTAACTTATATAGCTGTATTGTAAATAATACAGGACTAGATTTAATTAATGATGACATTATTGAATTAGGTAATAACCGAAATCCGACATTTTCCTTTGGAACAACTGCGCAAATTAGTACATGTGATTTAATTGATCCAACTTGTACCGCAGTTACGGTTATTTTTGGTAATTCAATTACTAGTCATTATGATATTAATATTACTGGTAGTACGTTTAATCCTATAACAACTACACAATCTTCCAATATTGCTTTAGACAACCATTATATTGATTTAGCAACGGTTGGATTTGCGAATGTATTTGCAAGCAATCCATCATTTGAATCAACCTATATTCCAGCATTTACTGATGCTTCAGGTAAAACACTCATAATAGACAACACAACGTATGATTTATTTTATACCGCTAGTGTACCTAATGAAACTTTAAATGGCGATGGTGTTCAACAATATACCACAGATACTACTACAACTACACAAACATCGGCTCCTATTGCTGCCACATCGATGGTTGATGGAATAGAATATACAATCGCAATACCAGGCACAACTGACTTTACGGTATATAGTGCTGTAGATAGTATTACAGGAACGGTATTTACATATAACGGAGTAGCAGTTGTTGGAGATGGCACTGTAACATTTGAAGAAACAATAACAACTACAACCCAAGTGCCTACTGTTATTACAGGTACTTCAACATTTACACTCAGTCAAGAATTAGGACTAATTGCAATTGTTGCAACAGGTGCCAATAATATTAATGTTTATGTAGACAGCGTACAAATAGATGGCACACTGCTAGACGCATCACAATATACTATAAATTCTTCTTTAGATACTATAGAATTTGTAACGGTACCACTTACAGGTACTGTAATTACTGTAATATTTGGATACACTAATCCAATGGCAGGACAGGAACTAATCACTAGAATTAACGAACAGACTCCGCCATCGACATTATCATTCAGTATTAACTCTGATGGTATGTTAAAGGTTATTAAAGATGTAAACGGTGATGTTAATGGTACTCTTTCAATAGGCAATGGTACTGCTAATACTGACTTAGGAATATCTGAAAACGTTATTTTCGCTACATCACAAAGTGAACCAGCTTATATTAGTACAACGCTAGATAATATAATATCTAAAATTGAGGAAGTGAATATATCAGGGCTAACAGTTAGTAATGTCGGCGGCTCTATTAGTATTATTAGCACAAACACCGCACTATCAATCAGTGGTTCAGTTGATATATTATCAAGTCTAGGATTAACAGCATCCACGCATGCCGCTAGTACATATATCGAACAGTCACCTGATACGTTAGATTCGGCAATTACCAAGCTTAGATCAACATATGATCCATTAGATACGGGAGTCATAGAATTTACAAATATTAGTGGATTTTTAGAAATTAAGACATCACTTCCATTTATTGATTTAGGTGATACTGCCTTTAATGTTCAAGCTGGAATAATACCCGGAATTTTAAGTACACTAAACAGTAGTGTTGTAAATATATTCAAAGATACAGACTGGGAAGTGTTACATAATGATCCTGCGAGAATATCTGTCCATATTGTAGATGACACTAGTTTTATGTATAATTCATTAGAAGAGAGACAAGTTAAATATGGGTCTTGGAATGTATTTCAATTTATGACATTTGGATTATTTAGCGATGGTGATAATCAGTGTACCATATGTGCCGGCAATACAACATCCGACGGTAATGATGCACAGATAACATTTAACAAATCACACAACTTATTAATAGGCGACTATATATTAATATTAAATTCAACTACTACTCCGAGTATAGATGGGATTCATAAAGTTACAAAATTACACAACAGTGATAATACTACATTATTTGTAGATTCATTTATTGAAAAGTGTGGAACCTCTCCTAGTATTCTTGTAGCAAGAAGTATGAGATTTAAATATTTAACAGATATTGAAGATAGTTTAAGTTCGATATATTATAGCTATCAAGATGGTGATCTCACCTGGTGCTCAGAATTTAATGATAGTACTGGCACCGGCGTATACGCATATGACACTGGAACGGTTATACAAGAACGTACTACGTTATCTCGCCCAACAAACGCAGACTTAGACGCTATTCAAATATATAATGGAGACGACAAAAATCTAAGTTTTGAGTTAGAGATATTTGATCCACTGCGTGGTATAATCCCAGGAGTAGCACAGCGCAACATTGATATTATTAGTATTGTTGATTTTGCCGCATATACTGATAGTAATGATGAAACTGATATTGATACAGAAAATGCTTGGGGAGAATCTGAAATAGGTAAAATTTGGTGGGATACTAGTACTGTAAGATATTATGATTATGACCAAGGCGATTTGGATTATAAAAGTACACATTGGGCTAAACAATTTTCAGGATCTTCTATCGATGTGTATGAGTGGATAAAATCACCAGTACCACCAGAAGAATGGGAACAATTGGTAGATTCAAAAACGATTATTTATGGGCATACAGCAGCTGGTGAAGTATACACGGTTATCCAAGATGTAACAGATGAACCATATTACTACTACTCACAACTCGAGCAGTGGAATAATAAATTAGGCCATTACGATACTGTGTATTATTTCTGGGTTAAAAATAAATCAACAATAACAAACAAAACAAAAGACTTGCCAGTTAGTCAAATTGCTAAAATCATCAATGACCCAACTGCTACTGGTATTGGATGGTGTGCATTTGTAGATAGTTATTCTATCATATTATCAAATGTACGTCCGTACTTGAATGATACTAATTCAATATTACAAATAGATATGTTTACACCGGGACACACTCATTCAAATTGGACATGTATTACTTCTGGGATAGATTTAATACCTGATTATTGGTACAAGGGTGCTAGAGATAACTTAGTAGGATCAGTTAACAATCTAGTAAATAGTGAAATAGTATATACTCGTCCACTACCTAACAAACTAATTCATAGATTCAACCAATACGGTGATGACAGAGAAACTGGACAAGCATGGTTTACTAATTTAATTGGGGCAAGACGAGAAGCAATTATCTCGTTGAATTATATTCTTAAAGGCATTAACTTACTTAATACAACTCCTAATTGGGATAACAGACTTGCTAACTATATTACAATGAATGCCGGCCCTATTCCTATTACTAGCTATTGGGAATACGCCGCTTATGAAACTAATGAATTCAATACGAGTGGCCAATTCCCTAGCTTATATTTAGATCGTAATACAGATATAAGAACTGTTGATATCAACAAAGATACACTCGTTGTAATATCAAAACATAACGATGAGTTAGGATTATCACAAGATGAAACATATTTATTTGATAATGGGGTATGGCATTTAATTAAGAAATTAAATTCAACAATACAATTTAACGACCTCGTATATGATATTGATGGATGGGATACAACAAAATGGGATTCAGATACATGGAATGAATTACATCAGGATGCTATGTATCACATTATGGAAGCAGCAAGATACGACATGCTCATTAACGAATCTGAAAAATATTTTAATATTTGGTTCTTTAATATTATAGATTATGTACTTTCTGATACAATACGTGCTGATTGGGTTTACAAAACAACTTACGTAGATATAACTGTTGAAACACCGATGTCAATAGATGTGAAGAAATATAAACGCGATATAGTTTCTCACTTAGATGAGTATATCACAGAAGTTAAACCATATCACACAAAGGTTAGACAATATTATGGAAACAATACTATATTTGATTCAGTAACTACATCTATATCTGATATGGTTGATATGGAGTCTGATATTATATTTGGCGAATGTACAGAGAATGGAGAATGTTCTTCAACATTTTCCTATGATTCAACATTTTCTGGTGAAGAGTTCAGTGGAGCAATGTTTGGTGAAGCAGACCCTGAGGAAACAGTAGAAGGCGCGACGTTTGACGATAGCACAGTATATGAAGAATATGATTGTGGATTATTTTCACATACACATAATTATATGAATGACCAACATGGAAGCACCCGTAGACTTGCCTTTGCTGCAAATGCCCATGAACATCTAGCATTGGTTGTAATAACAAATAAGGCAGGCGCTACTGTTGATAATGATAGTCGCACATTTATGTATTTACAAGATACCCATAGCAATGTTAGTGCATATAATTTACCTGAAATTAACCAATCACTATTGACAACTGATCTAAATGATAGTACAATGTCTATAGGAGTTACTGATATATCTAAATTTAATACCGCTGGTGGATACGCTATGATTAATGGCGAGATTTTGCAGTATGCTCAAATAATAAATAATAACTTAGAGCACATAACCCGTGGCGTAAATGGTACGTACCGCAAATCAGCAGCAATTGGTGACACTATAATTAATATAACTAATGAAAAAATAGCGACATTAGATACTATAGCTAATTCAACCAATGTATCATATATTTCTGGATTAAGATTTAATGATATGGATGGTGATCATATAGGTATGTCATTATTAGATCCAGGACAAAATAATATAGAACCTACACAAATACAGAATAGTACAAAGGGCATTTCTTTTTAATGCTAAATATACTATAATAGGAGATTAATATCAAATGAGTGAAACGTTAAAAGAAAAAACATTTTTTAGTATAGATGGCCATGTATTGATTACAGATATTGATACAGGTGAGACTCTACTGAACAAACATAACGCTATTAATTTTCAAAATATGTCATGGACAATAGTTAACCTATTAAAGAGTGGTACTGGTGTAATTAATACAATGGCATTTGGCAATGGAGGAACAACTATTGGCAATGTTGGTGATGTGATTTATAATGCGCCAAACGTATCTGGTGACACCGCAACATTATATAATGAGACGCACATAGTGACAGGACCAGATATCACACTTCAAGAACAAGTTGGTGAAAATTATAGTGATATAGTAGTAACTGCTATTCTTGATTATAATGACATCACTACCCAGTTAGCAATAGATAATGCTACTGGTGATACAGCCGGTGACAGACCTACAGATTTTATATTTGATGAAATAGCATTGAAGGCAGAGACTGGAGCATACTTAACACATTTAGTATTTCATCCAATTCAAAAAAGCGCAAATAGAAAGATAAAAGTAATTTATACATTGAGAATTATAGCAGGAATTTAATATGGCATACCAAGTTAAAAAAAGTAATGGTGATATACTAACTATTAGTAACAACGCCATTAACACTGAGACAAGCTTACAGTTAATCGGTAAAAATTTATTAAACTACGGTGATCCAATTGCTGAGAATTTTGTACATTTATTAGAAAATTTCTCAAATAATACAGCACCGGTAAATCCAACTTCTGGACAATTATTTTATAATAACTCTGAAGATAGATGGAAGTACTATACTGGTACGGTTTGGAAGGATTTGGATATAGCCACTATTGAAGTAGAATACCTAATGGACAATAACGGAACTATGCACGCCGTGACTATGATTAATGATACTGATGCTACAAATAAAACAATTGGGTTAGTAAGTTCAGAAGGATTTATACTACATGCTACTGATCCATCAACTGATGCCTACCGAGTTCAATTTCCTGAGATCGGCGCAGGTATAACCCTTGCTTCTGGTATGAAGTTTCACGGCACCGCCATTAGGGCTGAGTATGCTGACGTAGCGGAGTATTATACTAGTGATGTTGAATATGTTGCTGGAACAGTAATAGAGTTAGGTGGGGAAGCAGAAGTTACACAGACGAATGATAAATTAAGCACAAATGTATTTGGAGTGGTTTCATCTAATCCAGCATACTTAATGAATACGGTTCTTATGGGAACAAAGGTAGCAGTAGCGTTAGTAGGTCGAGTTCCTTGCAAGGTAACAGGCATAGTAAAGAAAGGAGATCGCCTAGTAAGCAGTGAAATATCTGGAGTAGCGAGAGCCACCACCGTTGAAGAAAACAACGTAGGTATACATTGGAGTCAAGTTATAGGTCGCTCACTAGAAAATAAATCAACAGACACTGTTGACCTCATAGAAGTTATTATTGGGAATAGATAATGCCGGCGATTGGTGAGTTAATTTCATCGAGTGATTTTAACACTCTAGTTTCTACCTATAATAAATATTGGGCAGATACCTGTGCTGGTTGTACTTTTACCGACACTGACACTACTCAACTTATATCACACCAATACGGATGGGGACAAGTACCAGTTGAACCAACTGTTATCTCTAACACCCTGATTACTGAGTCAGACACTAATCGACTTATAAACCAAATAAATGCTGGATTATATCATATATTATATGATCCGGTTAATGCCAGTTCAGATCTCCAGAACCGATTATTGCACAAAATTTACACTGCTGACTATAATAATTTAGACTTTATTGATAATTCTAAAGATATAATGGCTGCGTTTTATGAACACATAGAACAAACAGTCAATGATATAGATCCTATCAAAACAGATTTAGCAGGTGTGCGATCA